CTTCGCTTTTGGCATCTCCATCACCATCGCGAAATATTTTGATTGGGGCCCCGATTTGCACGAGGGCGTTCATCTTCTTTTTGTGTTTGCCGTATCTCCAAAGGCCGTAGTACCACTCATCCGCTTTTACGATTGCGGCACCTAATGGGTTATAAGATTTGTATCCTCCCTTTAAGATGCTAAGCGCTGGGTTTGTAGTTCCTGACGTCATCATTATAAACTCTTCGCCTCGATACAAGTAAAACTTGTCATCGTAGATATCGGGCAAGTCTTCGTTAGAGCGCACGCCTACTATCCAAAGGCTGTCGGGTATGCTCTTAAAAGATGGTAGAGCCTTAACCCTATCCAATAGTTGCTTATCGGTATATTTTCTAACCATTGCTTTGCTTGTTTTTTCTCCTGCGGTTTAGGATGCTGAGAACTAAGGCTACTAAAACCAAGACTGTAACCACTCCATGAGTTGTATCGTGCGAGGTGATGTCTTGATAAACGCGGTCATATCGATGTAGGACCTCCTGAACCAATGCGCTATCGCTAAGGCTTTGTGCATCCTCATGGATATATACAATTACTGTATCTCTGATAGTATCACTTTTTGTTTCCATACTTTTGTTTTAGCCAATCGATGAAGATATCGTAGGAGTCTCCGATGAACTCGTCCATCTTGTCCGTAATTTCATTGGCTACCCACCCTATGCAAAAAGAAATCAAAACTATCACCTTCGGATTTAAGTCTGCGTAAAAGTAGGCAACCAATCCCGTAACTGAGTAGGTCAAAATCCCTGCGATGGTCATCGATAAAACTATCGTTCCAATCCTTAATCGGCGCTTGATACCTTTAAGCATCGCGCCAATCATTCCTACCCCTATGGATAGGAGGTCCATCCATGATTCCAAACCTTTCATTATCTACTAGTTGCTCCGCCTGTGTTCATATACAAATATACCACAAAATCCTCAAACGGCACTTCGTTTCCATCTATGCGGAATGAGTTAGGAATCAGCGTAGGATTTCCATCTCCGTCAGTTGTAAGCATCTCGGCCCGCATGTTAAGGCGCTTGTATGGCATCCCGCAAATTATGGATACTCCTGTGTTGTAAATTTCGGCTTGCTCTAAGTTTTTGTATCCTAGAAAACTAGTTGCATCCTTAGGGAAATCGAACTGTCCTGTATAGTTTTCTTTCCGTTGTGCTAGGTCTACCCATCCTGTAGTGATGATAAAATAGTTACCTTTTTCTGCTATGTTCATAAAGTTTCGTACCATGTCTAGTAAAATGTTCTTTTGTTGTTAAACTTATCCCCTACCTTGCATGTAAGGGAGGCCTTTCGGCTAAAATCAAAGTATGTAATTTCGGGGCTTTCCGTAACTATCGCTGGCGTATCCTGATAAGCGTAAGAATGGTTGTGAGCGTTATAATCGCTGATGTATAGTTCGTTCTCGCTTAAAAGATATACTTCTGTTAAAGGCTTGATAATGCACTCTTGGAGCGGGTCAGTGATGATTTCGTAAGAGTATAGGTTTTCCCTGATAACTCTCTTTAACTCTCGGTTGCCGTAAATGATGTTATCGATTTCCATGTTAGGCTGTCGATTGCCTATGTATCCTGTAAATCGGATATCGCTAACTACATCCGCGCCTGTAAAGTTGATGTTATCCGCCTCCTGAACGCCGTTAAAAACGCAACGAACTCGGGCCGTTCCTATGGCGTTGGCTATGCTGTAAGGTTTAAGGCGATAGTTGCCTATTGTTATGCTCCCTTGTATCCCTGCTATCGTATAGGAGGCCTTAAAAGTGTAGCATCCTGCCCCATCGCTTAGGAGGACATCAATCCAATCAATCGTAGCGTAAAACGCTAGGGCATCGTTAGGAAACTGAACGGGCGTTGGTTGATAAGTTGCAAGCGCTGAGCCCTTGTAAAGTTCAAACGTGCATGTGTCTAGCGAATCGCCTAGTTTCATCCATCCGCTCGCTTTGTCGCTTTCCCAAGAGGCCCCTGTAGATGCTAGCACAAGTTGCTCGCAACAACAGTCTTGATATCCCCTGTCCTGCTCTACAAAATCCTGCGGAATCTTAACGCTTTTGAACTGCCATAACATGCGGTCCTCTCTCCCGCATTCCTCGGGGCATTCCACTCCCATCGTATCGATTGAGAGCGCTCCTACTAGCATATCCCAAGGGAACCCCGCTAAAACGCTGTCAGGGCAATCTCCTGAATAGTTAAGAAAAGCCAAGTAGTTAGGCGGGTCCATAAAGTCGGGATTGGCTCCGATAATCCACTTCATATCGGAGGGACTATACCAAAGAGTCCAATCCGTTCCGTTATAAGTAAACTCATAATAGTTAACGCCGTTAAGTATCCCGCTTGCTTGGAGCGTTTGCGTGGTTATAACTCCATCGAGGTTAAACGATATTTCTAAGCACTGGCACATTAGTAGGATTTTTCAAGATGAGCCAAAACGGCCATTATGTGATTGCTTGCGTTTCCTGAACTCCACTGTGCTGTGATATCCAAAGTGTTAAGGATAGTAGTATCAAAAGTTGTGCTGTTTCCTGCTAGCCAATTTTGACCCTCAAAAATGTTCGCGCTTGCTTTGTTCCAAGTAAAAGTTGAGTTTGTCATGATGGAGGCGCTCATCGCGGGCCCAATGGCTCGAATGGTAAAATTGCTTTCCAACTCAAAAACTTCACTACCTATTGATGGCATTGTAATCGCGGGGGATGCGCTCAAAATTGTTGTTCCTGATTTGATGCGGATAGTTATAGTATCGTTGTTATGAGCGCCGATGTATCCGCATATCTTTATACGAAAGGAATCGCCAACTTGAAAACCATTAGCGGGAACGGATAGGCTCCCGATAAATGTCCCATCTAGGAACGATTGCTCTCCTGTTCCTGTAACTGTAGATGAATTAGTAATCATGGTTGCTTTCCCTGCCCTGATATCTCTACCTAGTATCTTAGCGCTATCGTAGTCAACGCCGTTAAAAGTATCTACATCCATGAAATCCAAGTCTCCAAGAGAGTAGATTTGTAGCGGATAGTTATGTATTTCGTTTGCCATATTTTGTTGTTTTTTATGCTGTTTCTTTGTATCCTCCTGCCGTTGTTTGCTTTATCCCTCCCTCGCAAGTAAACTTAAATTTCGGGCGGATAGTTGTCGAACATCCCTTTATCTTGGATGTAAATTTAACACCATTTTGTAGATTAATCTTACTCGGGTCGAAAAAACAAGTCAACTTTACTTGGTTAAAATTCGGGAACGATATATCACAAAAACTGCCTGATAAAGGCGTAAGCGGATTTAAGCCGTTGCCATCAAACGGAACGGCTGTGGAGCACCACCATCGAGGCGAGTTTTCCGTTGGCTCTACCGTTATCATCCCCCATAAGTTCGGGGTCCAAAACGTTCCGTCATTTAGCGTATGCGTGCATTCTACTCGCATGAGCCCACCCTCTACAACGATACTCACAGGCTGATTTGTAGCCTCTACAAATAGTTGGATAGTTTGGTCTATCGTTGGGTCAGAATCGTAGTCCTTGATGGCTACGGGATAGTCTTTGTAGTAGAGCACTCCATCCTGCAAAAGTTCAAGTCTAACTTCAAGGCCCCAAGGCGTGGTGTTTCCATACGGCACATAGTTTTGCGTTTGCTGATTTGGGTAGAAATCCGCGTCAGCGTTTAACTGCTGTAGCCAGTACTGCCATTGAAAAAGAAAGGGGTAAAAAATCTCTACTCCATACTGCGTTCCTGAATCAAAGGCGGGGTTAAGATTTAAGAGCGCGTTGCGCTTAACGCTGTTGGTATCAAACTGCGAGAAAAGAGGGAGCGTTTCCCCGATGATATACTTGCCCGCTACCTGAGGGATAGTGGCAAAAGAAAAGAACGCCGTCTGCAAGTCAAAGGCCTCGGATGTTATCGGATTTACTGCTCTTAGTTTGGCCGTAAAAGAATCCACAGCATCTCCAAGATTAAATTGGAATACTCCGTAGAAACTAAGGTCATCCTCTACGTTTGCTCGATAGGATGTTTCGGTGGCTGTAAAGCCTACGCTGTTCTCGCTATGGTCGTAAAAGTCCTCTTTAAGCATCGGGATGGGCCCGCCCATGTTTACTGTTTCTTGCAGTTGGTCCGCATAAAAAAGTAAGTTCATGTTTCCGATTTTGCACCAAGCATAAAATACTCGGTCTTGCGCTGGCTTTGCCATCATGAAATTGGTATAACCAAGCGATGGCGTAAATAAGATATCAAAAGTCCAAATCGTTCCTACTTGGCTTGCTCCTAGGAGTTGCATCTCCATGTATCCGCCGTTTGGTAGCGCTGTTCCTGTTGCTATCCCTAGCACCTGAGTTGAGGGGAGGCAACCTGTGAAAACGCTTTGATTAGGAAACTGATTTTTATAGTATGTATCATCCTGAGGAACGTAAGCAAAGCCAAAGGCATAGTCCGTAAGCGCTGAATCCACCACTATCTGCACCGTTGTTGGAGCATCGAACTGAATCGCTGTGGCTCCCTGAACTAGCGTGGCATCGATGGCGTCCGCGTTATGAGGCTCGTCAAACCATCCCGTATTTGCATCATCCGAAATAATCGTATAATCGTTAGCGTATGGCTCACCTACTAGGCTTTGCCACGCTAACTTGATATAGGCCTTTAAGCAATTCGAAGAGTTAAACCAGTTGATGTCATAAATCCCTGAATTTATCAAGTCGATAGTTATAGTATAGTAGCGGTATATCCCTGAGGCGCTTGTTAGGGATACGGATGCTCCCCACTCAAACTGCCCTGATTGTTGGCCCACTAGAGTAGCCGAAAATGGCGAACTTCCTGTAAGGTCGAACGTGGCCTGCGTTTCCTCTCCATCGATAAGGCTCAAAGCGTTACCTACGGAGCCATTTTGAACATGGTTAAGGGATACTTTTAAACCCTCCCTCCCTCTGCTAGTAACGCCAATAATAATACTTTCTCCCTGAGTTGAATCGTACCACCCAAGTAGCGTAGATATCCCAAAAGTGTTCCCGCTTACAAAAGTTACGTTTGCCGAGTAAGAGTTGATTACGGAACCTGTGCTGTCATAAATTACTAGGCTTATAACATCGCCTGCGCGGAACCCCTCATCCTGAAAGTTACCCCCTAACCACGTTATCTCATACATCGGAATATTCAGTTGTAAATTTACTGAGAGGGATGACTGTACGCTTATGCTTTCCTTTAAGGTTATGGCTAGGCGCTGAGCATCCCCCGCGTTGCCTTTGTAGTAGGTGCGCGTGGTTGCAAAAACATCGGTATAGTTCTTAGTTAGTATCGTTATCGGCATAGCGTTCTAAAATTTTGTTTATGCGGTTGATATCGTTGGTTTTTACGGCTTTCATAGTTTCGCTTACATCCCTGATAAGTCGGTCCGCTAATTCAGGGTCATGCTCCGATAAAAGATTTAGTACTTGCTCGTTTGCATCTAACAGTTTTTGCATGTTTTGCGTAAGGCTCTTGTGAATCTCGTCTAGGTTTTCCATCCTTAGTTAATTTTAGTTACATAAGTTTTGCCGTTGGCCCAACCTCCCCGCTTTCGATAGGATACTTGTGCCCACGCTTTTTCATCTACCCACTCCACTTTTAGTATCTCTACTAACTCTCCATCCATGAGAACAAAATTGTTCGATTGTAAAGTTACGAAATCCTGAGCGGTTAAACGCACTCGAACGTTCTCGAAAACTATCCAATCGTTGTTTTGTATCGCATTGATGTAGTGGTAACTATCCCACAGTTTTGATGCGGAGCAATAGTCAAGATAATCGGAGCGCTGAACATAGCCTCCCGTTTGAAACTCTCCCTCTTCGGCGTATAAAACTTTCGTTACAGCAAAGAACTGCTGTGATATGCGAAATGCATCCTTTCTAGCGTTTATCTGCGCACCAAATGATGTTCCCCCTCCAAAGATTCCCGTAACTGCATCTACGAGGCTTAAAAGAGCCTTACCTGCGCTTTCTGCTATTGTAAGTTTATCTTTCCTGCGAGCCAAGGCAAAGGGAACGGATACATCGTTTAAGCCTCTTACAAGGCTCATGTTGATGTCTGCGATAGGTTGAGCCAACTCCGTAGAGTACTCCGCATCATGAGCGTCATACATCTCTTGTTCGCATGTATGCAAGTCAGTAAAATCAACTTGATAGTGGATATAGTAGCGTTTCCAAATTTCGCCGTTTGTTGTTTGAAAAGTATACTCATCATCGCGTTGGCCTTGGAGGCTAAGCGATGGCAAAACGTTTGCTGTCGATAAATTGTTAAGCCAATCCCTGCGCTCAATTCTAACGGAGCCGTTAGATACTATCAAACGTGCGTTGAACATCGTTTCTAGGGCCTCGATAAATGCGCCTAGTGTTGGTGTGGAGTCGCTTGCACTTGGATAGCCTTTGTTGAACGCGGGGGATACGGCTGTTACTATTTGGTCGAATATACTATCGGCTCCCCTTACTAGAGGAACGGGGCAAATTACCCACCTATCGCTGATGGTTGAGGATGCGTAAGTATAGCCTAGATACGCACAAGCCTCCCGCATCAAACGATTGAAAGTTATCCCTAGTAAGTTGCGCTTTGGAGGAAATACTGTGGCTAGGATTTGGCCCCCTAACTTGATAACTGCAACAAGCAACGCGGCGGTGTAAATTATCTGCGCTGTTGCGATGAGAGCGCTCCGTATAATCGCACCAACATTATACGAAATTACAGGACCTGTAGGCCCAAGTCCAGTGATTGGTGTAGAGGCCTCGATTAAGTTAGCAATGGCTGTCGATGTATCCCTTATCGCGCTAATTAACTCCCTTGTCATGATAAAGGTAGCAATCCCAAGTTGGAGGACTTGTTCGAGTTGATTATCCTTTACTATGAAGTATGGTATTTGGCGGATAGTAAAGTTAACTCCCTGAGAGGCTAGATACTCAAAACTAAGGCCATCCGCCTGCGTCCTGAAATCATCGAGGTAGCGCCTGCGCTTTAACTTGACTTCAATTTCATGCTGGCGCACTAGGATGTTATCCGTTAAATCTATCATGTAGTCAAGCGATACGCCTCCATCCATCGTTACCTTGTAGGGCAAAGCCTGAAAAATCCCAACGGATGCGATGTGTTGGTCTATTATATCCTTAGCCTCGCGCGGTAGCACGATGGAATCAACGTTTAGGCTCAAAACATCGGGATTTCCTGAAAAGTCCAAAATTACTCCTATTTCCGTTCGATTTCTCGGCGTTACTTCTATGCCGTTGATGTAATGCCTCATTTCCTTACTTTAAACTTGTTAAACACCGTATTATTGCCTCTCACGCGCTTTTCAACGATTTCTACTACACTTTGCGTGATTTCTCCGAGGGCTACGCTAGTTTCGGGCTTATCCTTTATAATTCCTTTTAAGTCCTTTATTTCGTTGATTAAAAGCGATAGGTCTAGTGCGCTCGCTGTTTGCCTTGCTCCCTCCATGGCTTTACCATTTTGGTATTCATGGGCCACTCTTGCTAACTCCTCGTTGGATAGCGCTCCGATTTTTTCGTTTAGACTCTTTGGAACAACTCGCTCGTTAGGGTGCAAGATAGCGTGGAATCCTCCCTTGCCATCTACTCCCCTGCCGTTGATTCCTGTATCCTCCGTTCCATCCATGAACGTAGGGATGCTTTGTATAAACTGGGCCAAGAGCGTTGTATCTTTTATCGTTTCGGCTAGCGGGTTTTTACTTCCTGCCTCAACCTTAGCGCTATAAGTAGCGTATACGCTTTCGGCTAACTTGATACGCTGTTGGCGCTTTTGCTCCCGCTCTTTTTTCATGTTGGCCTCATCGATGATACGCTGTTGCTCCGCGAGGCTTTGCTGTGCTGTGATGTTTCCATCCTGAGCCAACTGTTTATAGTTTTCTAACTGCTCCTGAGCCTTTGCCATCTCGGCGTCTATTTGCTCTACTCTTTTTTCCGATTGCTTAGTTAAAAGTTCAGCCGTTTGCGTGATGATGGCACGCTTTTGTTCCTCCGCTTTCTTTAAGGCCTCCAACTCTGCATCGGTTAGTTCCTTGTCGCTTTCGATGCGCTTAGATGCGTAGTCTTTTTGGGCGTTCATAAGTTCATCGTTTGTCGATTTTGTAAAATCAACTCTCGATTTATCTAAGGCCTCCGCCTCATCAGTTGCCTCTTTTTGCGTGAGTTTTTGCTCGTTAAGCAAATCGGCGTAAATCAACTTTTCATCCTCCGCCAACTTTTCCTTAGCGATGGCGTAGTTAGCGTCTATCTTAGCGATTGCCTGAGCGTTACCATTTGCGCCCTTGATAAGGTCCTGATACTCGTCCTCTAGGGCTTGTATGCGGGCTTGCTTTTCTCTTTCGTATTTCTTTTCGGCTTGCTCTTGCTCAAAGGTTGCTGTATCTAAAATGCGGTTAACTTCTAGGCGGTATTTTTCCTCAACCAACTGGCTAAAATTTGCTAAGTCATACTCCCCTGTTTCGCTTACTTTCTTTTGCTGTATAGTTATTTCCTCTTGGATGCGTTTCTCGATATCCTCGATTTGTCGCTTTTGCTCGATATCCTGTAAGTTTTGTAACAGTTCCTCTTGCTTGCTAAGATAGTCATTGGTTTTCTTAAACTCGGTGTTGATTTCTTTTTGCTTGTCTTTAAGTTTGTCGGTATTTCCTCCTACTCCCCCCATCTCATCGTCTAGGTCTCCGTATCCTGCTGTAAGTTCAGATATACGATTTTTTGTGTTTAAGATGCCCCCGCCTAGTTGCTGTAATTCTCCATCGATGGCACTAACTCCTGCGCCTGCTAGGGCCACAGCCTCTCCGTATCGCTTAACGTTATCCTCGGCAATCGCGATATCTTTACTATACTCCTTTAAGATAGTAGGGTCAAAGGTTGTGCGCTGTCTTGCCCTTAGGCCCTCGAGGCGTTCCTCTTCCTCGCGTAGTTTCTTTTGCTCTTTGGTTAGTTTCTGCTGTGCGCCTACTTTTCTCTCGATAAGTTTGTTGATTTGCTCTTCGTTCTTTTTAAGTTTGAACTCTTGCTCTTTCAAAGCGATGTAGTTCGCTACGGCTGTATTTAACTGCTTGGTAAAAAGCGCCTCATCTTTGATGTTTTTAAGCGTGGTGCCATACTGAGAGTTGATTTGGTCGATAAGTTTTTGTCGCTCCGCTGATTCGTAAGTAGTGTTCTTTAACTGTTCTATCAATCCGATAAACGCGCCTGTTTCCTCCCCTACATACTGATTCATCTCGGCCGTATACTCTGCTGTTCCCTCTATCTCGGCGTTATACGCTCGCTGGGCCTCTTTCATCTCTTCGGTTTGCACTTTTACGCCTGTAAAGAGTTCCTGTATCTTATCCCAATTAGCGTAAATCTCCGTTGCCACAGTTATCAGGATACCAAAGGGATTGCTCGCGATGGCTGTCTTTAAGGCTGTAAAACCTCGGGATAGTCCCATTAAACTCGCTTTCATGATGCCTACCCTTTGCGCTACTTTTACAAAAGAGCCACCAAGCGCTGTGTTGGCTAGCGTTTGGGCCGTTGTCGCTAGTTTGAAAGTAGCGTACATCCTGAGCAAAGTGCCCATAACTTTACCAATCGTAGCGATAGCGTTTACAAACTTTTTGATATCCTCAATGGTTAAACTTCTAAAAAACTTTGTCAGGGCCTCATTAAGAGGGCGCAATCTTTCGATAAGGATACTACCTAGCATTTCCTTAGCATCCCCTACGGAGTTTTGCAACTGTATAAATCCACCATCCGCCTCGGCGGCCGCCTTTGCGGAGCCACCAAATTCGGTGTTCATCTCTTTTAAGATGATAGTTTGTGCCTCTTGTAGTTTCCCGCTTTCAACAAGCGACTTAATTAAATCCTGCTGTGATGCTGTAAAGGATACGCCTACTTTTCTCAAAGCCGTAACGCCTCTTACTGGGTCGTTTAGCGCTTTCCCTAACTGAACTGACGCTGACTTCAAATCCGTTCCCATCTTGGTAGCCAAATCGGCCACAGCCGTTTGCGCTTGGTCAAAGATAGGCCCTGTAACTTTTGTGAAAGTAAGCAAAACTGACGTTACATCCTTAAGGATAGCATCATCATCGAACAAAGTTTGCGTTTGAATTTCGGAGGCTTTGCTCTTTAACTCATCCAAAGTAAAACCTACTTTGTTTCCTGTTGATTCTAAGCCCGCCTGTACTTGCGCTACTGCTTTTTCCGATTCTCGTGCGGCGTCTATGGATGAAGTAATGAGTTCTCTCGCTTTCCCGATAGCCATATCGATACCAAAACCAACTCCTAGGGCTCCCAACAAGTTAGTTAGTTTGCTCATCGCTCCCGCATAGTTCCCTACGTTCCTGAAATTATCCCCTACGGTTTTATCTAGTTTCTTTAACTGAGCATCGCCACGTTGAGCGGATGATGTAACAGTTCTATACTGGGCCTCCAACTGCTTGTAAGCGCTTGTATTTTGCTTTCCCGCTCGCTCTAGGGCTAACATCTCGGCCCCTAGGCGTTTGCTTTCGTTCTTTAAGTCTCTTGTGTTTTTCTCTAAGCGCTTGTAAGCATTTGCCTCGTTCTCCGCCGTTTTAGTTGCTTTCTCTTGGGCTTTTGCCAATCGCTCCGCCTCTTTGGCCTGCTGTTGCTGTGTCCTGAGGGATGCCTGCGCTGTTTTCTCTTTTTGCTGGGCTGTTTTCTCGGCCTCTTGGTTGGCTTTCTGCAACTGCTGTTCGGCTTGCGCTTTCATCTTAGTGATTTGGATGGATTGCTCCATCAAAGTGTTAGCCTTTTGCGTGGTTTGAACAAAGGCGTTTATACCTTGCGTAGTATTTGTGGTCGCTCCCTTAAGATTGGATTGCATCGCTGTGGCTAGTTGCTTAAACTCTGCATCAAGTTTGTTCAACTGCTCGATAGTTTTTTGAGCGGATAGTCTTATACCCTCGAATATATCCTCTTTTTGAAATAAGTCGCTACTACTAATCTTTTTTGCCATTCTCTAACTTTGTTATCCGTTTATACTCATCAAGTAAAGTAAAGTACTCGCCCGCTGTTATCTCTTTGGCCCTGAGCCAATAGCCTACAAACTTCGATAGGTGCACAAGCGTTTGCTCTATGCTCACCCCCTGACCGTTGTTTGATAGCATGATTTTAAGGTTTTCCTCCTCTATCTCTAACAAAGTTAGTGAGAATTTGTCCTTTGTGCGCACATAGTCTAGTTGTATCTCGGCTTTTTTTTTCAGGACATCCAACAAGTCTTTATACTGCTTGTTTAGGCCATATCTCGTAAGGTATTGGTCATGTAGATAGCACCAAGCCTCTACGTCCTCAAACATCGTTCCTGCGCCATCTATGCGCGTATGTTCGATGTTGCCATTTAAGCACTCCATCCATGCGCTTAGTGGTATATCATTGATTGATTGATAGTACTTCGATGATTTGGGCGCGGTACTTATCTGCGAGGATGAGTCCGACCTTTTCCATGTTCTCGTCAGTAAGGCCGATAATGTTCTCACCGTATTCATAAAAGAGGTTAGTTTCCTCCCCTTTTTCGTTTTTCTTGATAGGGTCCGCATCGATTTCGATTAAGTTATCGTATATATAAATTAGCATTGATTCGTAAAACGCTCCTGTATCTTTCAAAGTATAGTGATTTCCTGCTACTTTATCGGGGTTAAGCATCTCGGTCCACTCGGAGTATTTACCGATGATTTCCCCATCGGAATCCACTCCTTGTTTGAAAAGTTGGTCCTCTCGGATGAGGTCAAGTATGTAAGTTCTAAACGTTGGGTCGTTGAATGCTGTGCGCCAAAACACTGTCTCCGAAAGTAGGTTAACTTTCCTAAGTTGTTGCCCCAAAATAGTGTCCATTAACATAGTTTTCTATTTTTTTCGTTACATTTTTGCTACCTCTGAAACCCTTACCCACACAACAAAACTTAGTTCGTCGTAAAGTAGATATATCCATCCAACGAGGGCCCTCATACCCTTAAAACCGCTTAAAACAAGTCTCACAGCATTTCAAAGATACGCATAAATACCAAAAAAAAGAGGGCGAAATCCGTAGAAATCGCCCCCCTTGATGCCTTGATTTTGGTCTAAACTTACACCGCTGTGAAAGTTATCGAGCCTGTAAATCCTGCCTTGGTTACACTCAAAGTGTAAGAGTCTCCCGTTACAAATGCAGCCAAGATAATGTACTCACCATCGTTAGGTTCGGAAACCGCTGTGATAGTAAACACAGTTGAGTTGGTGTTATCATACAAATCGAAATCTGCAAGAATCGCGCCTTTGAATTTCAACGGGTTGATTGCAGTACCATAGTCGAACGTAGCATCTACTTGGATGGATGTGTTCGCTACTTGAACTGGGTTGATTAGATTTACATCCAACAAACCTTTCAAATCGTTAAAGTTTTGAGAGGCCTCGTCTGCTGTAATCATCCACA